TTTACTTCCTCTCCTCGATACTCAATCCACTTTTGCTCATTCTCTAAATTTGGTTCTATCCATTCTTCTTTTGCAAAGCTTTCAAATCTTATTACGAAAACCCAGGCTAGGATAAAGCAAAGTACAAATGTTATCAAAGAACTTAATAATAATTCACGCACCCATTCAATTCTCTCTTGTCTAGTTTTCATCTTTAGTTTTTAATTCTTTAACTGTATCTGCCAAATCTGCTATGGCATAAGCATTCCAATCTTTACAATCAGTAATGTTGTTAGCTTCTTGAGCTTTAGCAAGAGATTTTAATGCCTCTGCTATAGCCTCTGCTATTTTATCTGGCATCCTTTTTATTATTAATAATTATATCATCAGTTTTACATTCAAGCATTTCATCAACCGCTTGATTTCTTACTTTCTCAATAGGAACGCTTGGAATCATTTGAAGGTCTGTTTTTAATTCTACTAAGGCAGAAGCCTCCATTGAACTTAAAACTTTTTTTTCTTCTAATAATTTCTCAAGTAATTTGTATCTAAGCATCATTGTTTGATTTAACATCTTTTATTTTATTGCTTAAAATCTTAATTCTCTTATCACACTTCTTCATTAATTTTTCAATTCTCCACCGTTGCAACCAACTGCATTTGATTAAATTCATAAGTTGTAAGCGGTGTAGGAATTTCATTTGATTAATTTATTAATAGCAACTCTAGGCTGGTTTCTATGTGGTTCTTGCCAGCGTAGTTTCTTCTAACGATCTCTTGAAAACCGCCACATTCTACTGCTAAAGTTACCGAAGTTGGGATTAGAAGATTTGAACTCCCTCTCCCCGTATTTTTCCTCCCCACCCTTAGCTCGTTGAACAGAATTTCCTGAGACGGAATGGGGAAGAAGTTGAAGGTTCTGCAAGTTGTTGATGAAAGCCGTAGTTATTTTTTAGCTCAGTTCTAACTTGTAAATACAGTATAGTCTATTTGTGGAATGTTGTCAAGGGAATTTGACGGACTTCTCCAATAATACACTAGATAAGGCAATAATATCTTTACTTTATGCTATTTTGTGCTATAATGTGGTTAGATTATCCTTAACGGATTGATTCAAGCCAATTACGTTAAGACTTGTTCCATGATAATCTAACCCCTTGTCAGCCTGGTTAGGGTATGAGTAGGTTCGATTCCTGTTCTGACAGCATTTAAAAAATAAAAATGAAGGTTAAAGAAATAAGTGAAGGACAGTTTCATTTTTTTTGTCCGGCTTGCAGAGAAGTCCATACTTTTGATTCAACATTTAGGTTTAATGGTGATTTTAAAAAACCGACTATCAGCCCAGCTATACTATTCACTGGTTATAAAAATAATGAAAGGGTGAGGTGTCATTGTTTAATAACTGATGGTAAGATAAGGTATTTACAGGATTGTTCACATTTGAAGAGGGGGAAGGTTATTGAGTTGAAGGATTTTTAGTTAGAGGATGGCTAAGATTTTAAAAGAAAAATTAGAGAGTATAAAAGGTAAACAATAAAAATGGAAGAAATAACCGGACCAATAACTTTAAATGGGGATGCTTTCCCTGATATAAAAATAAATGATCCAGCAGATAATGTTGGGTATATTAATCTTGAAAAACCTGAAGTAAATAAAGGAGGCAGACCGACTAAATACAAGGAAGAGTTTTGTGATAAAGTTATTGACTATTTAGAAGGGTGTCAGGACGAAATAGATAACTATGTAAAAAGCTCTGGGGATAAAGGAGAGACTTATCAAAGAGTAGTTAAAGTTAGCCTTCCAACGATAGAAGGTTTCTCTTCTTTTCTAGATGTTAGTGTTGATTCTTTGGAAAGATGGGGTGACAAATATCCTAAGTTTTGCGGTGCTTTGAACGAAATAAGACGAGAACAGAAAAAAAGATTACTTGATAAAGGCTTATCTGGAGACTATAATCCAATGATTGCAAAACTGATTTTATCCTCTAATCATGGAATGAATGAAAAGAAAGAAACAGAACAAACAATTTTAAAAGTAAAAACTGGAGACGATATAACTAAAGAAAAAGCTGATGAAATTAAACGATCAATCTTTAATTCAACTCCACAACCACGAAAGAAAAAATAATATAATCTACTTCGCTAATTACTACTTTCCGCATTACTTAAAAAAGGAAAGCTCTGAACTGCATTTCTATTTGTATGGGATATTTCAGAGTATGTTGGGTAGAACTAAAGGAGAGAAAGAAGCTTTAGCCGCTCCTCGAGGAAATGCTAAGAGTTCTATTGGTACATTGATTGTTCCATTATTCATGGCTTTAAACGGACATAAACAATATACAGTTTTGCTATCAGATTCAAGTACACAGGCAAATTCATTTTTAGAAGATATCCGGGAAGAAATTGAGAATAATGCAAAAATTATAGAAGACTATGGAGATCAGGTCGGCGATATTTGGCAGAGTGATAAGATAATTCTAGCTAGTGGACCAAAGATTCAAGCCCTTGGTGCTAAGAAAAAGATTCGAGGATTAAAGCATAGAGATCAACGACCAGACTTAGTGATTGGAGATGACCTTGAGAATGATGAGAATGTTATTAATCCAGAGCAGAGGCGTAAGTTATCCGATTGGTGGGCTAAGGCTGTTTGCAAGTGTGGTGATGATACGACTGATTATGTGATTGTTGGAACAATACTACATTACGATTCATTATTAGCAAATCTATTAAAAAATCCAGTCTATCGATCAAAGAAATTTCAAGCTGTTATAAAGTTTTCAAAGGCAGATGCTCTATGGAGTGAATGGGAAGAAATATTTATAAGAGAAAAGAAAGTAAAAGCCGGAGAATTTTTTGAAAAGAATAAAAAGGCTATGATGGAAGGTATTGAGGTTTTGTGGGAAGATGAACAGCCCTATTATGACTTGATGACAATAAGGCTATCAGACGGTCCAGCCTCATTCGATTCAGAGTATCAGAACAATCCTATCAACCCAGAAGATTGCTTATTTAGGGAAGAATGGTTCAAGTTTTATGAAATGAATACAGAGTATACTCAGATAGTTGGAGCAGTTGACCCTTCCCTTGGTAAGGCGTTAGGTGATTATTGTGCTATAATATTTTTAGGTAAACATAAGGACGGTTTCATAGATGTTTTGGTTGCTGATTTATTAAGATTGCATCCTGATGAAATTATTACTAACATCATAAATAATGCTAAGACCATATATAGCAAATATCCCAACGCAACCTTTACAACGTTCGGAGTGGAAACAGTTGCATTTCAGGAATACTTCAAAGACAGGCTCGCTGCAGAGGCACGCAAAGCTAAAATTTATATACCGATATCAGAAACTGAAAATCAAACTTCTAGAAAATCGCTTCGTATCCAAAGCCTACAACCTCATATTAAAAATGGGACGATTCGTTTCTCGCCTGCTCAAAAAATATTGTTAGAACAATTAAAATATTATCCGTTAGCTGATCATGACGATGGGCCTGATGCTCTTGAAATGGCAGTTCGGAAACTAATAACGCCAGAATTGGCATCAATAAGCTATTAAATATGTTAGAAAAATTATCAAGGAAAGAGCGTAATTCAACTATAAAGGCCTTTGCAAAATCCCCCCAAAATCAACTCTATAAAATGTTTTATGATTATTATAATGCAAAACACTTTGCAATGTCTGGAGGAGTTCAACAGGATTATAAGTTTCAACCAAAGAAGCTAATGACTAGGAGCGGAAGCCCTTTAAGTGATAGTAAGAAAGATGATACTAGGCTATTAGTCGTTTCAAATTGGTGCGAGCCAGTGGTTTCTTCAATAGCTGACTTTACCTCTGGAACTGATGATGATTTAACAATCGATGACAAGAAATCACAGGCATTCTGGAAGGAGCAGAAGATAAGAAAACTAATAGATAAAGCCGCAGTAAAAACTGGAATCTATGGTCTTTCATTTCTAAGATATCAAGAGAATGAGAAGGTTAAACAGGTAAAGGTTATTGATCCGACTAAAATATATGAGGTGATCAATTCAATAACTGGAGAGGTTGAAAGCATTATTCACTACTACTTGATCAGCAAAGAAGATGCCCAAGCGATC